ATACGAAAATCCTGTATTCTTTCCCTCGGTACATGCAGAACAAGTCTTTCGAAACCCTGTTCCATTGATAGGCTCTTCTCCCGAAATCATAGTACCGCTGGCACTTCCTCTTCACGACTCGGTCGACCGTTTCTACGACTGTCGCTGTCTCTTGAAATCCGTCAAACTCTTTTAAAACCGTTATCTTGTCTTTTGATTTCGAACGCTTCATTTTGATTCCCCTTTCGAATAGTCGCTGACCGCTCCGAAGAGCGGTTTCGCCGTTTAGCGGCTCGTCAGAGCGACGCGTCTTCATACCTGTCGTTGATCTTGAGGAAGATTTTATTCAGCTCAATGCTGAGTTCAGCGATCTTCTCTTCCTCTTCGTCTGTGATATACTCTTCACTGACGATATCGGACAGTAAAAAACTGGCGAGATCAATCTTCTCGACTTGATCAAGTTTCTCGACTGCTTTCATGGCTTCGATTCTCGGAATCATTTGTTCCCCCTTATTGAGTCTTCGATTTTGTTGTTTGAGTTTCGGAGATTAGCGATCGCGATCTGAATCAGATCATAGCGAAGATGATCGGCGATTGTGAAGAGATCGTTCATTTCGCGGAAGGTCGCGAGACGCTCACGAGAAAGAACCGGATTCCATTCTTTGTCGAGAGCTTCGTTCAATTCGTTGTAGCGTTTCGTGCGGCGTTCAATCATGTCGTTGATAACTTCGAGCGAGTTTCTCATTTGATGTTCGGAAGCTTTCATTTCGTTTCCCCTTTCGTTGTTTGAATCATCATTCTTTTTTAATATCGTATGTTTCATACCCTTATATTAGCACATTTTTGCAAAGTCTGTCAAGCTTTTTTTGCAACTTTTTTCACTTTTTTTGAAGTTTTTTTTCGCCAAGTATGACAATAAAAAAACGGAACGCGGCGGACAGGTTCCGCGCTCCGTCTGTGTGGAGGTATAGGAAGGATATCTATTTCGCGATCAAGTTCCTGACTCTGAATCGGCAGGACTCTTGATACGGGAGGTCAGTTCCGTAAGTCGAATTGTACGTTCCCCAGACTGTGTAAACCCGATAGCCGTATTCGCTCTCGCCAGTCTGCATCGCGAGGTCGTCTCCTTTCAGAGTGACTGCGACAGTCGAGGACGGGGTTTCGGTTTCAGCTGAATGACCGTTTATGACGGTTCCCTCTTCGTCCGTCTCGCTCCAGTTGAACGTGTTCGGCGTCAGCTCCGCGTCGTCTTCGTCAGTGAACGTCGTCTCGATCGTGTATGACGAACCTTCGACAGCTTCGTCTTCGTTTGAAATCTTGACAGGCATAGTTGCCCCCTATGGATATTGTCGACCAGTGTTCCTGTCTATGTGCCGACAGAAGATTGACGTGTCGACGAGAAACGGATATTCCAGCGCGCCGATCTTCTCCCAGCCTGTCTCGAATAGAACTTTCTGATCGATGATTCTATCACAGAAATGCAGATCCTGCGTCCCTGCTTGCGTGTAAATCCCGAATGTTTGAGGGTCGACGAAAAGCTTTCGCGGCGTCTCGAAAACTCGCCTCGCTGTCTCTCCGTTTGACATGATGTACTCCGGCTCGCGTTCCCAGAACCATTTCAAGATCGAAGTATGAATCAGAAAGCAGCCCATAGGAACGCCGTCCGCCCAGACTTTCTGACCGATCTTGAAGTCAGAGAAAGCCCCGTTGCCGCGGCCTCGAAAGACGAGCGGCTGTGTCGGCTCTCCCTTCAGATAATACAAGCCGCTGACGATCGGTACTTTCCCTTTGTTCATATACTCCGCGACTTTCAACATGAGATCCGGCGGAACGACGACGTCGTCTTCAATGACCAGCAGCCAGTCGACGTCAAGCTCGATCGCCTTTTTCACGATCGCGTTGTATGCGTCGTCGATCGAGAAGCCGACAGGGTTCCACCCGAACAGCCCGTCGCTCGGAATGTATCGAATATCGAATCCGGTCGCTTCCCAATTGAGCGGCACAGACTGACCGAACCGAGCATGAGCCCACTCAAATCGTATTACGCCCAGCGTCGGAGTCGATACCAGGAGTCGCTTTTTCCATCGCGGATTCGAGTTCTGTTTCAAGACTTCCATTCGTTTTCTCTCCCCCTATTTTTCGCAGCGCGACTTCCAAGTCTCCGAGAACGTACCATGTTCTCTTTTCCATCTTCCAAGGTTTCGGCTTGTAGACTTGAAAGAGCGGCGTCCCTTCGACGAAATACTCGACTGTTGCTTCGTTCCACGGCGAGCAATGAGTCGGGTCTTGATTGTAGCGGAAGCTGCCGCCGTACGGAGTCGCGATCAGGAGCAGCCCGTTGTCTTCGAGTATCCGCCAGCATTCATTTATCAAGTCGATCTGAAACCACGGTTTAACGTGTTCGACGAAATGGCTCATCATGACGACAGAAGCTTCCCCGTCTTCGAAAGGCCACGGAAACACTTCTGCGTCGTGAACAACGTCAACCGTCTCGAGGGGCCTTTTGTCCATGCCGACAAATCCGGCCTGAACGTTTTCTCCGCAGCCTATGTCAACATTTAACTTAGGCTTTCTGGAGTTCATACGTAAGACTCACCCCTTGGTTTGAGTTCCACGTTGACGAAGCAAAAGTCTGACCAGCGAGAATCGTTCCACCGGAAGCAGTATTGTTGATCAATGCTGCGTTCGCAATATCCGGCGTCCCCCCCGGATGATCCCCACTCGCCCATTGTGTCGTAAAGCGCAACGTGAAGCTGCCGACAGTCGCGGCGTTGATGTTCGTCGACCTCGTAGTCTCGCCCGGAAGAGCTGTTGCGTTCGAAGCTGGCGCGCCGCCAGTTCCGAGCATTGCTCGTCCGACTTGCTTCGAGCCGCCGACTCCGCCGATCGCGGCGAGTATGTAATCCTGCCAGCCGAGATTGACGATTTGATTTTGCACCCAGCCGGAGTCGCCCTCGACGATCACTTCGTCGCCCTCGTTCCGACCAATTTTAATTCTCAAAAAACCTTTGAGGGATACGGGGTCTTTCAATGCGGCTTGTTTCATTTTTTTTCACTCCCCTGAAAAGGTTATGTTCGGTTTCTTTATGGCGAAACCGACGCCGGGTTTTTTCCCTGACATAGCGATACCTGGCTTTTTAATTGTGAACGATATTGTCGCTTTTCCTGTCGCAATAAGTATCGCTGCTCGAACGTATTCTGTCAATCCAAACGAATCAGAGACGCTCGCGAACGCTTCTCGCGCCAGCAAGACTGACTCGTCGATCGATAAAGCGTCTGCGACTGACGCGCTGACAGGGACTGAAGCGGAGATCGCTTCAGCAAGCGACACAGAATCCGAGACAGTCGGTTCAATCGAGACGCTCGTCGTCAAAGCTTCGCTTATGCTCATCGTGTCTTGAACAGATATCGCGCCGAGCTGCACCGCCATAGTCACAGCTTCAGAAAACGACAGCGAATCATAAATGTCGATGCTGAGATTTTCGATAATTCCTTCGAGAGCAGCTGCTGCAGTGTCAGACAGACTGAATGAATCAGAAACATTGATTTCGAGAATGCTCTTCAGAACAGTGACTGCTTCTGCCAGGCTGAACGAATCTGAAACGCTTATGCCGAGCCCAGAAAGTATTGATACGCTGACCAGCTCGCTGAGCGAGAACGAATCTGAAACATTAATCGCCCCGATGTTTATAAACACGTCAACCAGCTCGCCGATCGATATCGTGTCGGCTGCGCTCGCGCTGAGCCCTGTTATTACAAGCGTTACCAACTCGCTGAGAGACAGCGTGTCTGCGATGTTCGGCGATATGCTGAGAGCAGCTGTTATCGCTTCAGCAAGCGACATAGAGTCTGAAACGTTGATTCCTGCAATGCTCGCGATTGCAGCTGCGAGTTCCGCAAGCGATATACTATCAGACACTGACGCAGGGCCGAGATTCTCCGACTGCCCTAAACTTTCGCCCAATGAAAATGAATCGCTTATATTGATAGATAAATCAGAAACCCCTGATACATATTCAAACGCTCCGATATCCCATGTACTCGTCCTTGCATTGCCGAGAATATCATCCGAGTACAAACCACTGCCCGGATTATCGACTCCATTACCGACCATATTACCGCCAGATTTCAAGCTAAAATCATCGGTTGTATAATCAGTAAACTCATTTGCCCAATCTGCGCCACTCGGCGATTGCGTGTTAGTCCCATCCCCATCGTCAGATGCACAATAGTCAATGGTATCTATGTCTTGAAAATCATCTGCTGTGTCAAAAACAACACAGTTCTTCGCGGTACTGGTAGCACCAGTAGCCGCTCGTATTCCATCAACCGTTGATATATTATGAACGGTACAATTATAAATTTCGTATGTCCCTGCTGAATCAGAACAATCTATGCCCCTTCTCGGAGCATCATATACAAGACAGTTCCACACTTTAGTGGTATTGGCGTTATTTAAATCCATTCCTATGTATTTTGTCGTCGATCCTCCAGCATTCACTTTTACTATACAATTTGATATATCAAGATCGGCGTTTGTTGTTGTAGTCAAACAATCCTCATATGTATCTGAACTACTGTAATACATATAACATTGTAAACCGTCTAAATATATCCTTTCTGCCCATGTTATACATGCATCGTCAGCAACCTCAAACGCATGATAGTTTGTACTGTCATATTGTCCTTGGTGTCTCGCAGAACCGACAGCTTTTAATGTCACCGTGTCAGCATTCCATGTAGATATGTTAAGTTTTGATGTCGTCGGTGAGCCACCCCAATCATCACCGCATATTTCGCCAATTTCATCATCACCTGCAGAGCTCGCGCCATCTCTCGCGCTTTCCCATGCTGCAACCGTTGTATAATATCCAGAGTAATATGCATCTCTCGCAACCTCTGAACCCTTTTCAGCCCATGATGGTGAGCCCCAATCGGCTGCTGAACAGATTGCGTATATAACAGTTGCCATTTACAATTCCGTGATTACTGATTTATTAACGTCAGGTACTTCTGTTTGATTTTCCACTCTCAATTTTGTATGTGCTTTTACAGAAGATAGAGCCATTTCTTTTTGTAACCGTGTCGCACCAGCATCTTCCAGAACTGTCCATTGAGCAGGCAAAACATCATTAAAAGTGTATGGATACTTAGGCTTGCTCTCTAAAAAATACCATTTACCGTCGTAATCTTTCCACGCTTTCCGATGTTCAGACTCCTCTAATGTCCACTCAAGTGTTTTCGCTTTCCATACACTTGTGGTTTGTATCCATTTATTTGTTTTTAACCACGTTTGTAATTCTGTTTTTGTGAAACCCGGTATTTTCCGTATGGTATATTCTGCCAATGTCAATGGGCTGAATTTGTGGTCGTCCTCCACAATATCTACGAGATCATTTAAAGCCTTTTCAGAAGTATTCACGTTTTTAATTAAAATTACTTGAGCCATTTTATCTCCTCTCTGGCGAACCGATACGAATAAGAAGATCGAGCCCCTATTACAGCGAATTAGAGCCGAAAAACTGCCGCCCTTATGATTTACTGACTACCAGCTTTAAACGCCGTGACGACGCGCTGCGCTGCAGCAGTGCAAGATTAAAGGCTCTCTGTGCCTCTGTTAGAGATACCCGGAGGTAAATCCGGTTTTCTCTTTCAACGAGAGGAAGCGCGTCGTCAAGAGACGCGACTTCCAACTCGTATATCAGCGGTTCTTCTGAATCGCTATCGCTCATAGCTCCCCGACTACTGTTTAGCTATTGTTGCTGGAGCAGCCGGGGCGCGCGCGTTTCCCGCGACTCTTGAATCTGCTTGTTCGCTTAGCCATGTGATCGTTGAGGTTGAAGCATAGCTGCCGTAAAATATAACCGCTTGCACTCCAACGTCATGTAGGCCGTACGGTATCGTGTATGTGAAAAACAGATCTGTGGTTTCGCCGACTGCAGCTTCTGTTCCGTCAACGCGCCGAGCTGCGACATGGTCCCATTCAGCCATGAATGGTCGGTATGTGACAGGCAGATATTCTGCAGGAATGATGCCGCCGTCGACATACGTCGTCACTTCGTCCCATTCATAAGTGTTTTGTGAAGCCCAGTCTATTTCTTGTGCTGTGACGAACGCAAAAGCACAGAACAAGAACCCTATCAATAAAAACCAGGTTGTTCTTTTCATTTGACTACTTCCTCTCTCGGGTTGTTCTTCTCATAATCTCGACCGCTGCAAAAACCGATTCCGAAAACAACCGCTCCAACAAGCACCAGTTCCAAAAAGAAAAACACGATCATTTTACCTGTTTTCATAGTTCCCCCTCATGATAGTATTATTGTTACAATCGCAAGCGCGACCGTAATAATCGCCAGCCCTGCTGTCAAAACCTTGTTCCATGTCTGCAGCTTCGTGTTTATCGTGTTCACGTCAAGCTTTACCGCTGTCATGCAGTCGGCAGAGATCCGCTGCGCTTCTCTGATTTCGTCAATCGCTTTGACTGCATGTTTGACCGTGTTCGTATTCGACCGAACCTCTTCCAGATCTTCACGCAGCTTGTCGTTTTCCTCGTTCACTCTTTTGAGTTCTTCCAGAACAAACAGTTTGCATTTGTCCCAAGTGTCGTCTCTGTCAAGGGGCATTCGGATAATCCTCGGAAGCTGGAATTGTGATTCCGATCATGTCTGTTTCTTCGATCGCGATTACATGATGCATCGTATCCGGCGGAACATACGCGACCTCTCCTGCTGTAAGCTCTTTTTCCATGCTTCCGAACTTGACTATCATCCGCCCTGTAATGACGACGAGAATCTCCATTTCATTATGGGGATGCTCGATGATCTTCGCGCCTTTATTGGCGACTGCTCGCTGAATCGCGATCTCGTCAGTCTTCAACAAAGGATGCCCGATGATCTCGCCTTCCTCTGTTTCGTACGAAACAGCGTCGCCGCTGTCCGCTTTGATGATTGTTTCAAGCATTGTAATGTTTTTGCTATGTGTCATTTTCGAACCCTCGCTGTAAATCCGACCTGAATTAAAAAGCCGTCCATATACCCAGCTGAGCTGTTCACCATAAAGCGCGAATTAAACTGATAATTAAAGCTGCCATATACACCGAAAGGATAACCGCTGCCGCCACCCACCCAGACGCCGCGCGTTTCGTCTTTCCTCGTTTGAGAGAGCCTGTCAATTTTCGCCTCCAGAACTACGACCTCCATTTTCTTCTGAACGAGTTCATCTGTCAAGTCGTCGACTCTGCCTTGCAAATGCAGAATCTGCTCTTCAGATCGCGCCATCGTTTCGATCGCTTTGTAGTACCATTCATCCGGAACTTCGATCGCGAAGGTGTGGAGCGTTATCGAGAAGATCGCGAATATCGCGAATGATATCGTCAGAAGTTTGACCGTCTTCGATCTTCTGTTTAATTTTCTCTTCGACATAGTCAAGCACCTCTTTTTTCAGCTCGTCGGGCAAGGGGGAAACGCCCGACGGCTGTTTATTCGTTTTAGAGACGCGCCCTAAGACGAAGCACGTTAATCCGACAATGACGATCGCTGCGAGAGCAATCCAGAAAGCCGTCAAGTCGGTTCCCCTGTATTAACGGCGGAGCGAATGAAGATTCCAGCAATCGCCGTGAAAGCTGTAATCAAAAATGTCATAAGCTCCATTTGACCGCCGATGTAAGCTCCGGCAGCTGTGAGAACCGTCACGATCCCAGCCCAGAACGTCTTCGAAGTCCAGAACTTCCAACGTCCGAAAAACGCATGAAGCTTTTGATCGATAGTGCTTCGAAGAAATATCGTCCCCAAGCCGCCCACGAAAATAACGAAGAACTCTGAGAACGTTATTTCTTGTGTTGCAAAAGCTACGATACCCGAAAGTATCGCAACGATTGCAGTCCAGAAAGTTTTACTCTTCAGAAGTTTCATACAACCCCCTATATTTGATCTCGCGCTTCCGCGCTGCTCCCCCTCTTACTCCGCGCTTTCGCCGCATAACATACGATAAACCTCGACAGGCTTCCATGTGTTCGTTATATAGTGCTGCTCCTGAATAACTTTCCCGTTCCGCCAGCTGCGCTTATAGTGACCGTACCCGAGCAAAAGCTTCGTCCATTCTGGATAATACGCGAGGTGAACGCCGGGAGGGTCCCATTCTGGATAGAAAAATATCTTTTGCCAGCCGAAAGCGATCGCTTCGAAAACTGTCAGGCGAAGCGAGATCTCCGAGAAGTGAACGTCGTACGCGATGCCTTTAGGGTGGTCTTGCCCGTCGTGCTTTCGCATGTTGAAATCATGAACGATACAGCGACCAGCTCGAAGAGAGAACCCTTCTCGCCGTCTGTAGCGTCGTTTTATCCATGTCGTAAAACGATCGAGAAAGAACACACCGTCACGGTCAAGCTCGTCTGCTTTGCCAAAGATCGGATCTCCGAACGTCGACTGCTCGTTCATAGAGAAATTACGAAGCTCGCTGATATCGTTTATGCTGAGCTTGCTCACGCAGTCCTCAATTTTCTGACTTCAAGCTCGACGATTCCGTTGACCGGGTCTTTCTTTATTCTATTAACTTCGCCGACGATATCAGGAATGATCGTCGCTCCGTCGTCTCGTTTTACTGCGAGCTGTACCACATCCATGACGTCAAGCTCCATGAAGTTATGCCAGACAGGAACGCTCACGATCGGGAACGCGTCTTTGAACAATGATAAGATGTGCTGTCCGAGAGCTGTCGCGTTCTCGTTCTTCGTCAGTGCTGTTTTCAGCTCGACTTCGTTGTCAATCCCGTATTTCGAGAAAACGTATGTCCGCTCGGAATCCAGAACGACGAGAGCTGCATCGCGCCTGTTCTGATTGTATGTGAACTCGACTCGCGCAACGCTGATCAAGTTATCTGTATCAGGGTCGATATCAGCTTCGCCCATGTAGTCGTCAAGCGTGATCGTCTCGGAGATCGCCGCCGCTGCGTCGGTAATCTTGATTGTGTATGTTCCGTCGTCCTGGCGGATAAAATGACCGCCTATACTGCGACAGACAAGCTCGATGATATCGAGAACCGACGTCGCTTTGCTGATATCAATTCCGACTTTCTGCGCGAGCGGATGTGTTTTCAAAGCCTCCCACGCCGTCGTATCGAAGTTTGTTCCGTTGTAGGTGATCTCTGCGATAGTCTCGATCACGTCTTCGAGTATGTCGAGAGGTTCCTGCAGCTGCTCTCGCAAGATGAAGTCGGTCGCTGCGGCTGCTTTCTCTATTTGTATTTCATCAACATAACATACTTTTCCGGCTGCTTCCGCGCTCAATATTTTAATCCCGAACAGAATACCAGTTGTCCCAGAATTGATCGTAAGAGTAATAGACAGCTTCTCCCATGCCCCCGTCGTTGTCGCCGCATCTGTCGTAATGTTCCACGAAGCTCCATAATACTCTTCGATTGAAATATACATATTGCTTGCTGTCGCCACGTCAGTGTAAACCCATGCCGTGTATGTGATCTGATCCCCCGGCGAAAACCCATGCATATCGTCAGTAACCGACCAATTATTAATTAATGCGACCCTCGCGTTTCCGCCGCCCCCTGAACTCGTCTTCGTCAATAGATAACTGAAAGTTCCTTCATGCGCCTGAGCCGAGCTCCTTTCCCACGTTGCGTTTGAGTTTTCGGGAGTCGTTTCATTGAATATCATCGGTTCAGATTCGCTTTCGCAATCCCCACGCAAAACAAGGTTTCTTGTGCCGAAACCGATAATATCAGCATAAACTTCTGATTCAGGGTCGAAATCATCACCGCCCCACCTCGAAGCATTCCGTGTTATTGAGAGAACTCCTGTCAAAAGATCGACTGTCCAGTTCGCTGTAGCGATCTCTTGATCTCCGGCGATCACTTTTGTGACGTCAATTATTCCGCCTGGATGATCAGCGACGTCGACAAGCTTATAATCGAATGTAGTCGGGCTGCTCTCTGTCCTGTTCGTGCAAATACAACGTACTCTTTTCAGCTCGCCATACCGCCACGGAATCGGCTTCCCGACGTCTTCTTCGCTCAAGTTCGGATAATCGCCAGTGCTGAAAACGCTTAACGGGAACTTGCGCTGCAGCCGCTGTCGGTCGTCGCGGAGCTGGAGCTGTACTTTCGCTGTCGTGAACTTCGCGCTCTCTGTATATGTCCGAGTAAGGTTTATATAATCAGCATACGCCAGCCCGAAAAATCCATACTTGATTGTGAGCTGCTGTCCGAATATGTCTGATTCAGCGAGCCAGTCGAACCGCCCGTCGTGGTTGTTGATTTCGATCGAGCCGCTCGCGTTCTGAATCAAGCCGTAAGAGAGATTGTCTTTCGTCTTTGTCAGTCCCCCGACACTCATGAGCCGTTCGTCGTAGAACCCTTCTCCGAGGTCGTTCGCTGCTGAATCGTTCGTCAGGTTGAACTTGATTCCAACGCTGACGACGTGGTCGTGAATAAAGCCGCTACTGACACAATGAACGTAAACCTCTTGCTCGTCTCTGTCCCAATAATACGAACCAGCGTTCGCGTACATTAAAGCGTAAGTCGCACGTTCCGTCAAAGCGACGCCGTCTTCTGAAGCTTCTCCGACGTCGACAGAATAAGAGAATTGCGGCGTCATGAGATCAGCATCGCCAGACTCTTCGAACAGCCCGACGAGAAACGCTTCCTCATATCCATACGGTTCGTCTTTCCATTCTCCGAAAATCCGCGCTTTCCAAATGCCAGGGCCTTCGTTCACGAACGGGAGATCTGATTTGCCGACATTCGCTTCGACAAGCACGATATGTCTTTGATTCGTTTTCGATGCTTCGTCAGCCCACGCCATATTATTTAACCATCGCTATGAATATCGAATGACCGTAATTATGTATATCAGTTATTTTCCATATCGGATTTAATTTATATTCGAACCCATATCCTGCTGTAGGGTCGTAAAAGGTGCCGTCCACTTGTGCGATAAAATGAGGATGCCCAGGGGCATTTACCATGTCGAGGCGCACTAAATAAACAGCATCTGTCTCGCGATATTTGTACACTAAATACATAAATAACAGCGCGAAGTCTTCGCAATCACCTCGCCCTTTTTCGATAGTTTCGTGCGGCAGTTGCCATTCTGCTTCATTGATTTGTGAGTACATAATGTTATCCCGGCAATATGAGAAAGCATCTTCTATGCTTTCTATTGACAAGCCGTCATCGAAGCTATAATCCCAGATTTCGAAACCTGACGAGCATCCGCTACTTATTAAACACAACGCTAAAACCCATCTTTTTAACATCGTACTATCTCTATATATTCGAGTCTGATCCCTGACAACGTCGCTGTTCCTCCTGTTGAAGGGTCGAACTCGATAAAATACCCATACGTTTCGTTATCTATAACAGGAGACGTAATTGTTGTGTCAGTAAGCTCGCCTGTTCCTGAATGAGTGACTGTTGCCATTTGAGTCTCGGTCGCCGCTGTGTGTGCTGATCTGATTAGTTCAACTTGATGCGTTCCGTCTGTAAATGCTGAACAATAAGAGTATAGCTCTGTGACGATCGCTCCTTGAGGCAGAATCACAGCTATTCTCGCCTGATCAAAACCCCCGGGGTTTCCATTCTCAAGCGAGTCGCCGAGCATTGCCATTTCAGCCAAGTCTTCGGAAGTGAACGAAAAAGAAGGGGAATAATACCTTGTTTTAGGGCCTGCGTGACGGTTTGTATATACACTTTTAGAAACATAATTCGTTCCGTCATACCACATCGCCGCCGCATACCGAGTCGTCCCTGAATAGAACCCTTGATATGCGTCGCTCCATGTCGGCGCAGAAGTCGACCATGTCGGAGTCACGATCGCACTCGCGCCAGTTCCTGAAGGGACCATTGTTACATAATTTACTTGTCCAGAAGACGGAGTTCCTGAGATAGTATCGTTCGATGTAAACTTGTATATTGCTCCTGCAGCTTCAATCCATGAACCGCTGGCGATCTGCGGAACTGTCGTCGCGTCATAATTCGTAAGCGATAAAGGAATCAAGCCCTTTCTGATTCCTTCCATCATTTCAGTCCATGTCGCCCAGGCTGCGCCTGACGATGGAGTTTCTACAATTGAACCGCTCATTTTATAACCCCTCTGTAAGCGTGATCCTTGCTTGCCATGTCCACGCGACTTTATGCGTCAGGCTGAACTTCGATATATACCCGTAAAACGGAAGCAGCGTCGAGTCGGATGGGTTCGGAATAAACACGATCGGCTTCGCTTTTTTATTCGCCGTCCACATAGCTTCAAGATTCAACCTGTCAGCATTCGTTAAAAAGTCAAAAGTGAAATCGTATTCGAGGTATGTGATTCCTTCGTTCGCGAAAACCTGTCCTGTCAGCCCTCGCTTCATTTTCGATGTATCGACATAATTCCGAGAGAAGAACGACTGCGCGTATACTGAGAGATCGAAATACGTTCCGAGTCCGAGCCGGCCGACTTTCAGAACGCCGTCGGGGTTCGCTGCATCAACGAGATTGAATCTCCAGTATCTGAGATCGTCGGAAGTGAACGCTTTCCACATGACGCCAGCTGCATGAGTGATCGCTTCATCAACAGTAGGGGTTCCCCAGCTGTCTGTGTTGTTTCCCTCGATCGCATATGTGCCGCCGTTCGTCAGATTGTGTCCGGCGATGAACGCACAGTTCGCAGTAATCGCTTCAGATGCTCCGCCGTCGAGCTTCACCCATTCCGCCGAATCTCCAGTCGTCCAGTATTTTCTTGTGAGCTGCGGATCTCGCGCATTCTCGACAGGGTATGAAGCGTTTTCTGAGTTCTCCGTTATCGTGTAGTCGGTGTCATCAAACTCGTTTGTGTATAGAAACCTCATCCGACGACCGCCTTTCTATGGACAATGAACTCGCCTGATTTCGTCGCTCTCGTCAACGCTTTAAAGAACGACTGCCCGTCGATAGATATAACATTTTCGATTACTCGTTCGGAAGGTTCTTCAGCTCCGCCAAGCGGCTCGACTGTGACTCGCTCTCGACCTGACGGATTATCTCCGACCATTACCATTTCAGGGCCGCTCGTTGTAAACTGTCCGCCTTGCGCGAGCGATCGGATGAACCCTGCAGCTGCAAAAGCGGCGGCAGACGCTGCGAATGCTGGCGCGGCAGCAGCTGGATTGAATACGCCGATCGCCGGAATTAATGCTTTCATCGCACGAACGAGCATTTCTTTTCCGAGCATTTCAAGCAGTGCTGCGAACGTGTCCTTCATTGCTTCTTTCAAGCTGTCGAGAACCTTCGCTGTCGAGTCGCCGATCTTTGTCCATGCGTTCGACCAGATCGGGAGCGTTTTGTTCGTTATGCTCATGATGTACGATTCATACTCTGCAGCGTCAGCTTTCGCTTTCTCGTAGGCTTCAGCTGCGCTCGCAAGCGAAGACGTTCCGATTTGCACAGCTCCAGACAGCCCGTAGTAAGCGCGCCCCATTCTGCCGATGCCCTCTTCGTGCTGCCGCAAGCTGTCGTCAGCTGCATTGAGAGCGTCTGCCATGCCCTTCATTTCGTCAGCGACGCCGCCTACCATGTCGCCCATATTGAAGCCGTCGACAATGACGTCTTTCAGTTTAACAGCGAGCGCGCCGACTTTTTTCGCAAGGCTCGCGACGTTTTCTCCGAACGCTTTGAAATCGTCTGTTGTTCTGTACCCTTGCTCGCGGAGAGCTTCAAGCGTGTTCCGGCTTTCGTCGATTTTATCGTTCACGCCAGCAAGAGCAGATTCGATTCCTTCGAGGTTAATGCCTTTGAAGACTTTCTTCGTCGTCTCTGCGATTTTTAGAACGAACTCCAGAACCTCGCGAATCGGTGTCATGACTGCGACTTTTATATGCTGGAATATCCTGTTCGCGAAATCTGCGATATCAAGCCACAAGTCTTTCAGGAATCCTGAAACCTTTTCCCAGTTCTTCAAGACGAGGATAGCAATTGTCCCGAGCGCGCCGATTGCGAGAACGACAAGCCCGATCGGAGAAATGATCACGCCGAGAGCTGTCGCGAGCGCGGCGATCGCCATGATGACAGGCCCGATAGCAGCTGCGATCGCAACCATTTTCAGAATGAGCTTTTTCGTGTCGTCGTCCATGTTGCGGAGCTTCTGAACGAACGTTATCGCTTTATCGATAAAGTTCTTCAGGGCTGGCATTATGACTTCCATGATCTCGCGACCGAGCATTCCGATATTGTCTTTCAGTGTGGAGAACAGTCCGGCGAGCGTTTTCGATTGCTTCTCTGTCATTCTGTAGAACTGACCGCCTTCGCCCGTCATAGAAGAGACTGCTTTCTGTACAGCTTCGAACGTGACCAGCCCTTGCTCTGACATTTTGAACAGCTCTTCTGTCGTGACGTCGAACTGATCGGCGAGCTGCTGAACGACAGGAACTCCTGAATAGATGAACATATTCAGCTCACGCATTGACGCTTTGCCGCGAGAAGCGACTTTCCCGAACGCGTCTGTCAGTCGGTCGAGCTTTTGCTGATCGCCCATAGCCAGATCGCCGAGGCTCCGCATCGTATCGACGACTTTCTCTGCTTCGATTCCGAACGCGAGCAACCGCTGCGCTCCGTCAATAAGTCCTGGCATTTGAAACGGGGTAGTCGCTGCGAACTTCTCAATGTCTTTCAGCAAGACTTGAGCTTTTTCAGCTGATCCGAGAAGAACTTCGAACGCGACTGTCTGCTTCTCGAACTGCGCGGCGTTCTTCAGCGCGACAGCTCCCATCGCGACAAGAGGGCCCGTCACGAAAAGCGACATGCGCTTTCCGACTCTGTTCAGAGACTGCCCGAAAGCTTTCATGCTCTTCGAAGCTTTCGCGAGCCCCGGCCCTGTCATGTCTCGAAGTCCAAGAATGATTTCTGATTTAGGGGGCACCCGGTTGTTCCTTTTTTCGCTCCGTCTTGTACACGTCGCGAATAGCGTTCAGTATATCAAGGACAATCGCTGGCTGATCGTAATAGCCGCCAGCTCTCGGAAAATGCCGATAGTCTCCTGCAGCGTCGCGGAGATTGTCGAACATATAAACCCATCGTCCCCATTTCCGAGCCCATTCTGCAGCTTCGCCTTCCTGCGCGATCGGCAAGCCACGAAACATTATACGAGCGATATGTTTTATTTCGTATCGCTCGTGTTCCGTAAAGGGCTATTTAAGGCCTCGATCTCTTCCGACAGATGATTGATCAATGCCGGATTCTGACGCCCCAGCTGCTCGACGAACTCTTCGTCCCATTTCTCGAACGGGAAGCTGTCATCGACTACAACTGCAGCAAGCAGGAGCTGAATCCTGCTTTTGTGAATCCAATCGGGACCAGTGAACCGCCCTGTTCCGTCTTTCCTGTCGAACTGCGTGAACTGCGTAAGCATTCCAAGGTTCGCGTCGCGCTCTTCGACAGTCAATGTGCGGATAGTCAAATAAATCGGGTCAGGGTGCTTCTCTTGAATCTTCTCTGACGTAAACGGCTGTATGTCAACTTGCCGTGTCTGACGCCCGTCTCTGACGTCGTCAATCTTCAGTTTCATAATTCCCCCTATTGTGAAACGTTATGCTGACCATTGCGTGGTTCTCGCGTCTCTCAACGTGAGCTTAACGCTGTTCGTGCTGTCGTAGACGCCTTCGAAGTTCACAGAGAACGGAATCCTGTCTCTTGTCGAACCGACTGGCGAATCGCCGACGATCTTCGTGATCGGGACTTCAAGTGTCAGCGTGTAGTAATAGCCCGATTCGATTTGCTCATGACTCGTCAAAAAGACTTCGAGTTTCTTCGACGTGTTGTCGAGAAGAGCATCGCGAAGCGCGTCGCTGTTCGAGTCCCAGACGCATTCAAGAGTTCCCGAGATCATCGCGTTTTGTTTCTTCAGAAACGCAGGATATGCGTTCCCGTCGAGAACATGACCAGCTTCCGCATCGATGAAGTTCTGATACTGCCAGTTCGCCGCCATGACATACGCGACAGCCCCGTCGTCGATCTCGATCGAACCGTGTCTGAAAACATACGGATGCTTTGTCGACGGCGTCAGCGATGCTGGCGTTGACTGATCATCGCTCTCTTGCTGCGCGACCAGATCGAACGAAGACTCTGCATAAGCTCCGCGAGCAATAGAGCAGTTCCAGTTGTCGACGACAGTGCCAGGGTAACGAACGAGCGTCTCTCCGCGATCAATCTCCAGATGTAGCGAACCGAGATCCGTCGCGTGGTTTGCTGGCGTGAATTCGTGATCATAAGCAGTCGTTGCGAGAACTTGCGCTGCTGCTGCTTCTGTTCCGAACGTCGCATACATGAGAAGCCCGATATTGTCTGGATTTATGATCATGCTGATCGAGCCGCCAGCGTGTTTGCTGCCGTGATGGTAGCTATACATGAAGCGGCTTCCGAACATTTGAGGGCTCTTCAGTATTTCGATTTCCGGAAGCATTCCTTCGTCAATGAGTTCGAGGTATGTGTCAATGGTACCGCCAGCCCCGAAACTTGCCTCTTTGACGATTCCGGCTGTAATCCCTGAACCGATTCTCATTTTTCGTTAACCTCCGCTTTCTTAACTTTTGTTTTCGGCTCGTCTATCACAACGCAGAGCGACTTCACTTCGTTATAATCAGCTTCCGGCATGTCGATGATTTCCCCCTCGCCTTTGCTGATCACGCGATTCGTCTTCGTTATAAACGCGCCTTTTGTTTTGACTTTCATTTTATGGGCTCCCTTTTAAATAATTGTACTGAATCATAAACGTGAAATCGAACACGCCGATTTTCGTTTCTGGCGGCAGCTGGTACATGCGGAACATAACTGGATCTGTATAGTTCGCATTGCCGCCGCGTTCGTCGTCGACGTGTAACGCTTTCTCGATATCTTCAGCCCATTTATTGCAAAGTGTGTCAATGTCCGAACCGTCGCTCGCTGTCTTAACGCAACCTCGAATTATGACGATCAGCTGCGCCATTATATTCGTACTTTGCAGATCGACAGGCTCTCGCTCGTCTGTCGTGCTTTGAATTATCGCTGCTGGATAATCTTTCGGCTGAAGACGCATCCAGTCCGTCATTAAGCGCGTTACGAGTCCGTGGTCGTTATTGTAGCTGCCGCTTTTCATAATTGTCTTTAGCGTCGTTTCAATGTCTGCTAAAATCGATTCCCTGATGCCCACGCGTTAAACTCCTGTTCGAAAGCTCGCTCGAACTCTGTCAACCATTCGCGCTGATGATCGTCTCGCGCTGGCTGCAAATATTCTCGCGGCCCTCCATGTGCTGACCCGTCCCATTCCCAGTATGAAGCATAGTCAAACCCTCGCGCAGAAACTGCTCTCGCCCGAACTCCGGCGATCGGATATCTCGAATGCGTATTAACGAAAGCGCGAACCGAATTGATTAGCGTATGCGTTCGCGGCGTCAGCGATTGTCCTCTCAAGTATCGATCTTGCGAAATACCCCTGATCATGTCTGCAGCGCGATATAGAGGCCTGATCGCAAGCCGCATCGCTTCCTTCGGTAGCTTCTTTATGAACCGCTGGAAGTTCCTGTCGTCGAGTCTTATGCTGACGCTCATCGTTCACCATTTCTTTTTGTAAATGTTCAAAATGTCTTTCGCTGATTTCGGCATATCGGCAGCTGCAAGCTGAATCGAACCGTCCGCCAGTTGCTGGCTGATTACTCCGAGATACCCTTTGTCGCGCTGATTCCAGCCGAACATAACAATCTCGATCACCGCTTGCGCGAGATCCCACGGGATCGTTATGTATCCTGCAATGTACACGACTTTCAAGTTCTTGATTCCTTTCGAGAAAGCTCCGCCGTCGTATACGATTTTGTACGCGAGGTCGTTCGGCATAATCGCCAAGTCGTCAGAATCGACGAGCGTGTCTGAGCCGTATGCCCGAGCCAGATCGTCATGGACTGAAGTCAGCGTCGTGATCGGATATTGATTCGTGAACAGCTCGTTTGTGCCGTCGCCTGAGTAATGCTCTGTCAGTGTGCGGCTTTTGAGCTTGCGTTTCGTGATCGAGTTCGCCGCCCAGCTCGCACCGTTTATGAGCTGGTGGAGCTTGTTGTCTTGCGTTCGATCGCCCAAGTCGATTCCGATCGCAGTTTTCGCGTCTTCAAGATCGATCAGATTGTTGTCTGTGTCGAGGGCTACAGTGTACGGCATTATTTATTCCTGCTTGATTTGATTTGCTTGTCTTTCGGCGGCGTCTTTTTCTTGTTGTCGTATCGCCCGACCTTCGATTCCAGATCGTCGATTTTAGTCGCTGCCGTTTCTAAAAAGCTTTGTAAGTCCGCCTCCGTGTTTATCGCTTTTGCCTGATCGAGCAATGCCATAATTAATTTCCTTTCGTCGGCACTCATGAAAAGCACTGACTTTTGAATAGTATTTGTACGCGTCGAGCGAATCGTCGCCGTCTGCGAACATGAGCAGCAATCTGTACTTCCCGTTGTGATACGTCATGATATGGCCCAGCTCTTCGCCGTGGCCACAACATGATTCACTCGTCGCAATCCCTGCGTCGTTCAGTGCCTGGACAATCGGAGCAATGCATCGATCGACGCAGATCTTTTTTCCTTGCACTGTGATTTCAATATTCGGTTCACTTTGCTTGCACATCCTATATCAGACGCGAGAGTAAAGGAGGAAATCTCTCGCGCCAGAATAGAACCCCTCGCTCGAAAAGGGGTTACTTGTTGATATACGCGAACGTCATTCCGTAGATCGTCGATGCGTTTGTCGCGTTCGCAATATGCAGATGCCACGGATCGCCTTTGTACGGGTTCACTGCGATGATTTTTCCTGAAGCTGCATTCGCCGTACTCGCTGCCAGAGTGAATATCTGCCCGACGTTATCCCCTGTAACTCCGAAGATAACGATTCGCGCTCCAGCCGCTACCGCGACTGCGATATTCGTTCCGAGCGTGATCGTCGATCCGGACAACGACGCAACCGTGTTGAACTCCCACGCGCCTGTCGGTAGCTGGTAGGCTACGACGTCGTTCGCGGCAGCTGCGTTTCCTGCAGGATCTTTCGGTGCATCTGTACAGACAATGTCTTTCTGCGCTGCAGCGGCAGCCGCTGACGTTGTCGTTCTGCAGCCTGTCGCTGTGCCTGGCTGCATGAGGTGCAACGTGTGAGCTGTCGCGCCTGTCGAAACTTCGTAAGCGATCAGTGCAAGCCGCTTTCCATTTCGACCTTGAATGTTCTCTGTGATCGCCGTTCCTGCCGTCTCGGTGTGACGGTCGACGACTGAAAATCCTGAAATGTAAGCTCCGTAAAGACTCATGTCTTTGAACCTCCATTCATAAAGTGTGTTGTATAGTATTGGGGGAGCTTCGCGATCGCGATCTTACTCCCCCTCAATACTCACGACTAACAGCCGTGATTATGACGCTGCGGTTTCAAGAACGCCGAATGCTTTCGGGATAGCTCCTACAAACGCCTGGCGAATACGGAACTTGTAGAATATCTGATCGTAGTCGACGTTTCGAATCGTGTTGTTGTAAGTCTGGAACTGCATCCCGACTCTGTTTCCATGCAGCCAGTATTTCGGGTTGCCGAGAATCAGGAACGGAGCGTCTGCAGCTGTCGTTGACGGCATTTGTTCGCTGATCACATACGGGTATCCGTACAACGTCGCAGGGACTCCGTCAGCTGGCTTCTGATAGATCGGGTCGCCGACGTCGTTCTTCAGTCTGCGAAGAGCGTTGAAAACCTTCCGATGCATTATCCAGATTGCACCGTTCAGCGCAACTTCTCCGGCAGCTGCCGAGACGTCCTCTTCGAGATCGAGCAGATCTTCATACTCGATATCGGTGTAGTCTGTTTTTCCAGCTGCCATGTTCCGAATCGTTGAACTGGAATTGTACAGAATCGATGTGAAAGGAGACGCGTTCGAGTTCAAGACTTGCTTGTCGAACTCTGCTCCCCAGGCTTCCGCGAACTGCATTCGGAAGAACTCCGCAAGGTTGACGAGGGAATCTTCGACCAGCTCGTCTGTCACCGTAAGCCAAGCAGCGCACGTTTCGCATTCAAGCGAGATCTGCGAGAAGGTCGGGTTCGTCTCTGTCTTCGCGGTCGTCTCGTCTGTCACCCACGTCAGAGACGGAGTCGCGTTTTCGGCAGGCCAGTAAATCTTTCGAGTCGCCATCGGGATAGAGCGTACACGCCCCATCATGACCGACGCTTGAAGCGAGAGACGGAAGACTTCGCTCTCGTATGCTTCAGGGACAAGATAAGAGCCTGTCGTCGCGTCACCTCGGAGAACGGTTCCGAGAGCAGCTTTTTCTGCAACGTCGTTTTTGCCGAGGTCCCATTTCGCTTCTGTCCAGCTGTCGTCGTTGCGTACCATCCGGCCTTTGTTCTTGAAGACTGCCGGAATGTTCCCGTGTATCGCCGACTTGAAAAACGCGTTCGATCGATCGTCAGGACTCTGCTCTTCTGCTGGAGCTGCAACTGCTGCGTCCATGAGCTTGACGACTTTCTCGTTCAAGTCTGAGATCGCGGTTTCTTTTGCTGAGAGCCGCTCTTCATACTGCGTTGTGATCTCGGAGAGAACGGTTTTGAAGTCTGACACAGTTGTATCTTCGCCGATCTCTGCGACCATTTCTGCTATGTTTTTAGGCATAGTATTTATTCCTTTCGTTTGAATGTATCTGATAAACGGCTTTCAGGTTTGAACAGCGGTTTTGACACGCTTCCATCGTCAGCTTTTCCCGACTCTTTGTCGACTGACAACGCGTCGCTGTACTTTCCTTCATCCGTCATTTCTTTCAATATGCTGACAGAGAGCATTTGCAGGAACTCTGCTTGCTCGTCTTTTTCCATTGTGGCGTATAGAGAATAGAGAGCATTCGCGTTGATATCGCTTTGCCCTGGCTCGACTTTTTCGAGAACGTCTCCGATCGCTTTTCCGTCAACCTGTACAATAGGTTTATCGCTGTTCAGCTCTCCGTTGAATGCGTCGTAATCGATTCCTTTGTCAGAGAACATCTTCTTTACTTCGTCCTGAACCAGCTCGCCGAGTACACGCAGCGTTGTGTCACTGACCTCGATATCTTTTGTCGAAGGTTCATCTTTGAACATGACGACCTCGTCTTCGACTTCGATATCTGCTTCGCCAGTTAATATCGCGATCTCATCTTCTGTGTAGCCTTTCGATGCGAGAAGCGCATTCTGATTCGCTCCGACGTTCACGACTGACAGCTCGTAAAGCTCGGCCTCGAGAGTCGTTATGCGATGTCCTGTTTCGGCTGACTCTTCAAGATCATTATATTCGCGCTTTTTCGATATGTACCCGACAGAGACAGCTTTTAGTATTCCGTCATCAATGAGCTTTCGCACAGTGTCTGCAAGTTCGTGAATCCCTTCTGAAGCGAAGCGGACGTTGAAATGCAGCTGCTTGTTGCGCTTGTACACTTTCTCCGCTTTGCCGATCGCTGGCACACTGTGATTATGTCCCCAGAGAATGACGGGGTTCTTTTTGAACTCGGTCAGATCCCATCCGCTGACTTTGATTATCTCGCCGTCGCGGTCGATGTTCTCGTCACTACCTACGAAATGATACGTCCCGTCTTTCGTTTTCTCAATGACGCATTCCAGCAAAAGCTTTTCCATTTTTCCACCCCTATACTGAGAATGACATACAGCGGCTCGCTGATCTTCTTTCGGGTACTCCTGCCGCATTGCTGCATTCGCCATGCACCGAGCCATGAAAGCATCTTCTGATTCTCCGCGTCGCGGTTTCGGTAACGGCATTATGACGCTTCCTCTGCGAGAACCGGAACAGTAAAACAGTTACAGTTGACGACCTCTTCAGCTGGCGCGCCGATCGCGTGAGGATGCGGCAGCCCGAGCTTGAAATCATCGCCGACTTTCCGAACTTGCGAATCAAGGATTATATGTGATTCTCGCGAATTGTGAAATGTACAGATCCATTTATGATGTTCCGTTCCTGATTCCTCCATGAGATCGAAACGGCTTTGATTCATGACTGCGTTGATCTCTGTCCGAGCGATCGTTCCAGCTCGCGATCGAGCGTTGTTCATGATGTGCCGCGTCTCGTCGACGATCTCGCCAGCGACTGCTTCGTAGTTCAGCCCTTGCTCGATTCCGCGTTCGAGTATCGGCTCGATATGCTCCTGCAGCTGTTTCGCGATCGTGACGTTGACTTCTTTCAACGCTTCGACTCTTGCATGAACAGAAGCGACAGCTCGAGGGCTCGTCAGTCCGTATTCAACGCCGAGATCAGGGAGCGTCGCAATTCCTGCTTCATATGCGTTTCGAAAATGCGGCGTTGCCATAGCGACGAGTTTCTCGTTCGCTTTCTCCACGTCGAACAATATATCGTAGCTCATCGCAGTCGGGTCAATGTCTTTGTACCCCTCTTTGTCCATTGCGTTTGTGATGACCTCTTGCCGGAGCGTATAAACATATGACCGAATGTCTTTCGCGAAGCTTCTCTCCAGACGATCGCTCTCTCTGACATATGAAGCTTTCATTCGTTCAGTCAGAGATTGCTTCTTTCGTTTCTCCGGCGGAGCTGGGGCATTGTTTCCGGCGAGCTGATCAGGTATGACTTGTCGGTAGTTCTCCAGATCCGTTTTATCGGTGATCGGATTCATTCCAGACGGAACCCACCACGCATCGCCCCACGGCCTTTCTTCAAATCCGAGTTCGAGCATTTCGTTGATCTCGTTCCGGGTGAATCCTGCTTTCGTCAAATATAGCGTGTTCTTCACTTTCTCGCTGTTCTCTGTCTGCAGCGCGGACACTTGCGAGAAGTCGAACTTCAGCGAGTAGTCAGGATATCCGAGCCGCTCGAAGAAATCCGTCCTCAATACGTCTTCGAAGAATACAGCTTTCGGTATCAGGTTGTTTTCGAAGAACTGTTTCCGCTGCTCTTTGATATTCGATTTAATCGAGGCGTGTTCGAGAACTTGCGCGAGAGCTGGCGGAACTCCGAGAACTGCGAACACCTCTTCTCTGCTCCATTTGCGCTGCGCGATATAGTCAATGTCTCGCTGCGACATAGCGACCTGTTGCGCTTTCGCCCCTCTTGACAGAATCGACGTCTTCCCTGATCGCTGTAGTCCGCGATGCTTTTTGTTGAACTTCGCCAGCACCGCATCTGCTTCTTCATCGGTCAGCTCCTGTTCAGTTGTGAGTATCATCGACGGCGTCGCCTGATTGTTGAAAAAGTAATAGTTGTACGCTGCAGCTGCATAATCGATATGAAGCCCAAGAAGCGAAGCTGTGAGCGGCGACATTCCGCGAAACTTGTTATACGGGTTGAAATACTTGAACTGAATAATGTCTTCTTTCTCGATCGACTCGATCTTGCCGATTTCGTTCATCCGCTTCCAGCCGACGAGTTCTTCGTCTCGTATAACAGCTTCCATTTGATCAGGGTTCACGACGTCTATTCGAACCGGGATATCTGTCGCGAGGTTTCGCCGTATTCGCCAGAAGCATTCTCCGCGAGAAGCGAGAAACGTCAGTATCGAACTTACCAGCGTGAACTTGTTCATGTACGGCGATACGTTATTGAACAAGCTCCACATCCAGTGATCAGAACCGCCGCGATCGACTAATTCGTCTCCACGCATTAACGTAAGCGGAGCTTGCGCGAGGTTCATCTGCATTTGATCAACGCAAGCGAAAACCCACGCGTTATCGAGATAAGGGTCAGTGATTCTTATGTATTGCGGATAATCCTCTTCAGTCGCGATCGATAAGAAATGCAGAAACGAGTCACCTGGCGGAACGACTGTTCCGACTGTCTGCCAGTTTCCGCCGATCGCCTTTTCCTGTTTCGGAGCGATCGCTTTTGATAGACCTGTTCGTATAGTGTCGATTACACCCATTGTTAACCTCTATACATGGATTCCGTGATGCCTTTTCGGATAGTAAGAGAGAGCGAGAGCGTCGGCTTTATCAGGAGATCGCCCGATTCTCGATTTGATGTTTTCTTTCGGTTCGAGGATGATATCGCCATTGCTTCTCATAGACCAGTGTATTTCATGAAGTTCTTCGCGCAGCTCTTCGTCTGGACAGATCGCCAGATTGACGTCGTATTCTGGATTCAAAGCGTCGCGAATCGCCCAGTAACAATACGCTCGAATATTGACGAAACTCCGTTGCCGCGAATAGTCTCGCAGCCCTTTCGCGCTTTCAGAGAACTTCGCCGAAACGACGTTCAGCTTCAGCTCTCTTGCTCGACTATAAACGCCAGCACCTTCGCCAATAGTATCAATGAAAGCCCTCGCATTCTCGCCGAGAGCTTCTCCGAGTCTTCCGACTGTGACCATGTGGTCTTGGCGACCGAACTCTTGAAAATGCGTCGCCACGTCTTCGAAGCGATGGAAAAAAACTGTGAAGTCGCGACCTTCCCCTGCAATATCCGCACCGATGCTACAGCGCGCCTTTTTGATCTCTTCCAGATCTTCGATATCTTCGAATCGTTTGAATGCTGAATCAATCCATGCGAGGGGAATGAGAAGGTCGTCTGATTCTTTCGGCGGCTCACCAAGGACTTTTATCCTGAAGAGATCGTTCGGTCTATACAGCTTACCTTGAAACTCGAAGTCGTTCTCTTCGTCCTTGAAGTCTTCCTCGTTTATTATTTTAGCCCATTTCTTCTCGACAATCAAGTTATTTACCCAGGCATAATCGACTTGTCCTGGTATCAATATCTTTTTCGCGACAACGTTCGGCGCGTCGAGACAGTTCAATCGATACTTTTTATACGCCGGAGACGTTATCGATCGATACGCTTCGCCGCTCAATGTATACGGGTTAAAGCAGATCAGAAGCTTCGAGTCGCCAGTCAGTATCGATTCGACAGCGTCGAACACTTCATCTGCGAGGCCTGTCGCTTCTGTGACTACAACCATTAGATGCGGAGAATGGAAACCGCTCCACGGCTCTGCTTGCTTCTCTCCTGCTTTGAACGCCATTAAATAGCGGTCGGGGTTTGCCGGGAATACGATCTTGTCTGTCATCGGAAAGCCGCCCAGCGGCAATATGCCTTCTGCGTTCATGTACAGCTTTTTGATTTCGCTCATCATGATCGAGATTGCTTGTCTTCCGGTAGGGGCTGTTTCGATCACTTTCGACGGAACGTTCAGTTCCAGAAAGCAGACGCTCGCTACAGCTGCGACGAAGTCTTTCCCTCTCGCGTTGCCTGAACGGATACTGATTCGATGTGAGTTTTGTATTCCATGTAAACATTCTTGCTGCTCTTTATCGAGTTTTACCGCCAGCATATCGCGAGCGAACACGTTCCAATCATTACGCCACGTTCTTACAAGACGTCTCGCTTCAGCTGGCGACAGTTCAGTCTTCGTCGCGATCATCTTCGTCGTTGTACTCTGCAAGAGTGAGTATGTCTTGAAGGTTGTTCAGTACATGCCCTGAATGCTCGATCGTCTGTCGCGGCAGCCCTACAAGCCGATTAAAATATTCGCGCACAGACGAGCCTTCCCCGTTCGCTGCTCTCAATATGAGGTTCAGCAATACAACTTTATGCAGCGTCGGTTCTTCGTCTGGACAATACTCTTTGAAGTGTTTCAGCATTGCTTCGCTGACTGGCTTTCTTCCGCCCAGCTGTTCGAGCAGCTCGACGACAGTATCGCCTTTCTTCGGTCGGCCTTTCCGATTGATTCTTGGGTCGCCTTTTACAAACTTGCTCATGTCTACAGCTCCATTCGATTATTCTTTCGCAGCTTTCATCGTTTCGAGCTTCGTAATCAATTCCGTGATCGCTTCCGCTTGCTTCGCGATGATATCAGCCATTGAAGCGACAAGGCTCATAGCAGACCCAATCGATTCGTTCGACGTTTTCACTTGACGCAGCCGTTCTGCTTCGTGTTCTTCATACTCGACGAACTTCGTGCTTGACGGCAAGTCAACAGCTGCAAGGTCGTTGTATGTCCAGACTCTCATAGATTCCCCCTGCGTTTTTATTATAAAGCATAATTCTGTTAATTGTCAGTTTTACTGCGCGTAACCTCTTCGATCAGCTCGTCGATTATCTCCAGCTTCGCGCTTCGCTTTATTCCGCCGAGCCCTGTTTTATACTGAACCGATACACGCCTTGTATGCAGATAGGCTCGCAGATCGTCTGCTTTGATGACTTCTGCAGCGCAGTCTCTCGGAACTGGCACTCCAGCCGGAACAAGCTCTTCAATGAGCGTGTCTGTGAAGTATGTTTTCATCATTCCCCCTTGCGACTTTTTCGAGCTGCTCGTTTCTCTTGTTCATATTCCGGCCTCTATAATGCAGTCGTCATCTTCCCGACTGACAGAGAACGTCAGGAGTCCAGTGTCGTAATATTCGAGATCGTCCATGTAATTTTTTATAGAATCCATATCGACACGCACGACGACGCGAAGCTCTTGATTCATGTCTTGCAGATATTCGACCAGTTCTTTTATTCTCATTCGAGTCTGTCCGCTATCGGCTGGCTTTCTCTGTCGTGATCGTCATTCTTTTCTTTCAGTGCTTCGATGCGTTTTCTTAATTCAATTACATATTGTGCCCCTTGATGATACTCTATCATATCGGCTTTCCATTTTAACGCTTCTATGAGTTCCACCCTGTACCGCTCGCATTGTTGCTCAATAACCGTCATTTCTGCATTATGTTTTGCTTTCCATGCCACTTTTTCATCAGCATGTACTTCCCTTAACCGCTCTATCTCCCGACGAAGCCTTGTTGTCTCTTCCACCTGCATAACTAATGCCTTCTTGTGTTCCGTCAGCTCTGTGTCTTTCTCGGCAAGGGCTTGCTCAAGTTTTACGACTTTCTCGCATTCTCTAAACAAAGCACCTTCGGTATCTTTTAACTTATTCAAAGCTTCGTGATGTTCCATCCTCTCCCCCTTTCAGTGCTTCGCCAGTTATCTTTATTGCTGTTTTGAAATCAGATGCTTCGTGTGCTTTTTGTAGCGCCACCTTGTACCGCTCGCACTCTTTGTCTTTCTCGGCAAGGGCTTGCTCGTGGTCGCTGAGTATTACCATTGTTTTTACTTCTGGAAACTGATATTGAACATCGCCCTTCGGTTTGCCGAACTCCTGCCCACCGTCTAATAGATAAAAAAAACACCTATATGTGTTCATCCTCTCCCCCTTTGGCGAGTTGTAATGCGTCTATATAATCACATATCGCAAATGTAATATCCATGCCACGTTTTCTCAATTTGCCATTATGAGCTTTTAACACAAAAAAAGCCCATTTATTTGCAGCTTCATTTAAATTATTAAGGCTTTCATCTGCTCCATCATATTCATTTAGTGCCTTTGCTAATTCCTCCATTCCTCAACCCCTTTGGCTATAAATAAGCGTCTTTTCGCTCAAATATTTGAACAGACATTTATCTGAACAGAACGCCCCACTGTCAGTGAACTCTTCAGTTTCATATTCATAAGCCCCCATCCAGTTGCCAGCCCCACGCCATTCAGAACGTTTGTATGATACAATTGGGCTGTTCGTTTCTCTTTCCTTTCCGCAATACTTACACTTCATCCTCTCCCCCTTTGGCTATCTCTTCTTCTATTAATTCCTGTACTGATACACCGCACCCAACACAATAGAAATCATTAGTCATAGCACAATCGCCATCTCTTGCTACACACGGTGTCATATCCGACTTTTCTCGTGGGCAATATAATTCATCTTCCCTCAAACCTGTACGTTTAAAAACCATATCTCTCAAATCATCACCTATGCTCATCCTCTCCCCCTTGTGGCTATCAATGTGATTTCTATAAGGTCTGAACAAGACGGGTTTATTGCGTGTAGTGTTTTTCCTTCTCGTATGTACCACATATCGCCCGAGTCCGCAGGGCTGTGTTCAACTCGCCCCCTTTGTATTATGCCACTTTTCCAGATAACCATTACAATATCATCTATCTCTATTAATCTCTTCATCCTTTCCCCCTTTGGCTGGCACATTCTCTACATCGCCATATTTCTCAAGCAATGGTTCAACTTGCTCGTATAAACCGTACCCTTTTTCCAGCAGCGTTACAGCATTATGAATCTGGTCTTTTGCAACCATTAATCCAATCCCCATACCATGCCTCAAATTGTAGTCTGCTCCCTGTAATGCTTCAAGAATTGATACACTCATCCTCTCCCCCTTTCGCCAGTTGTTCAAGTTCGGCTAATATTCCGGCATATGAACAGTTGCATTTATTGCCGACAAAACCCCATTTCTGTATATTGCACCCCCACTCATGCGGAGCAAGTTCAAACAACGGCAACACACGCTTTGCAAGCTCACGCACATACGCATCCATTTCGTCGGCAGGATACCAATAAACCAGCTGTCCATAACCCACATACTTTGCAACTTCACTCGATAATTTCTTTTTCGGCTTGTTCATAGTTTCCCCTTTCAGAACTTCGCGCATATAATAATAATCGTCGATTAACATGCGCCCTGCTCCCCATTTCGAAACTGCTCAATCATTTTGATCGCATCTTCAGACGCTATACAATGATGTTCGCTGCCACCTTGCAGCTTTTTTTCGAGCCTGTTCAAGAGTATGTCAACATTGATGCATTTATATAGTTCGACCTCTTGCGAATTGTATGATGTGCTGCTCATCATAGACGGGTGAACATCGTTGATGTTCGCGAAGACTCTCTGCATAAATCCCCCTTTAATCGATTTTGAAAAATGCTTTGTCCGGCCTGACTCCTTTATCTCTTCCGCTACCGATTTCGCAGTAACCGACTTTGTCATGCTCGGTCACGCGGAACTTTCTCGATCTGCAGATTATTTTCATCCATTGAGGCTCGCTCGGATACGGTGCTTTCTCGTAATCGATATTCAGAACAGTTTCGATCGACGCAGCGTTTGAGCATTTCTTCAGCTTTTTACATGCGCGACAGTTTTTCTGCCAGAACGCTTTCGCGTGTTCAGTGTCTTTGAAGTACCGAATGAGTTCTGTCAAGGTATTGCACCTTCCTTTCGTAGTATAAATCCTTCGCTCGCTCGAGGCCTTTCGGCGACGCGATGAACGGAAGCGGCGGCTTGTCCAGCTCGCCGAACAGGTCAGTACCGATCGTTTCTTTCAGCATTGCGTAACGTGCCAAGACTCCAGAGTTTCTGTATCTCGAAGAGCGAAGCATCGCGAGCAGTGTCGCAGATCTCGCTCGATCGCAGCGGTTGACGCACGTCTGCTCGATCGCTGACAGAAAGCTTCGAGACTCTTTTGTCTTGATACACTGAATCGAGCTTCCCTCAAAATAGAAATGCTCGCGTCTGTGCTGCTTGATAATTACTCGCTCTTGTTCCATAGGCGTGAGCGGCTCGGGCATGAACGGCGAGTTCATCATGAAGATTAACAGTTTTTTATTGCTCTCTCCGTCTGCTTCATTCAAGCACTCTTGAAACTCTGAATAGTCGTTATCAGGAGCGAAAGGGAAGTTCACGATATTGTAAAGCCGGAGCGTATAACTCGAATGTTCAGCGTCGTATATTTGCCGTAACGAGAACATCACCTGTTCTTTCGTTATCTGTTTGTTGACGACTCGACGAATCTCTTCTGTTAATCCGTCCATGCCAGCATAGAGATATCGCTTCGAACCGAACTTCAATTTATCGAGTTCAATTTCTTGATCTGAAAGGTCGCTCGAATAACTCTCTTTTTTGCTTCGCGTCTTGAACGTATGCTTCCATGAATACTGACAGAACGCGCAATGTCGGCGGCAGCCGACGCTCTCTTCGTGGTAATCGTCATAGTCGACGAACTCGGACAGCTGCCGAACGTGATAGACATCGTTTACTTCAGGGTCGAATCGCTTCTGCCAGACGCCAAGAGCTTCGCCGTCTTCGAGCAAAGCGTTGATCAGTCCTTCGCCGCGACCGAGAACGCCGACGTCGATATAATCAGCGAGCAGCTTCAAGTTCAGGACCCCGGGCCCTCCTGCGATTATCCGCGCTTTATGACCGCTCCCGATCTCCGACAGCGCGACCACGTCTCTGTAACTGTGCAAGCTGCAGAGAACCGCGTCGTAATCATCGACCTTACGCGGCGATACCCATTCGACTTGATTCCGGCTGTTGTCAATCTCGCTTATGATGTATCGGAAACCGTATAGCGGAAGGTTGTCGACAGATCTCCGATTATTATATCGCCTGTCTACTGTCGACGGAAGAATCAGAAGTCCTACCTTGCGTTTTTTCATTTTTCGCTCACCATTCGAACCCACATTTCGGGCATTTTTTTGTCGCTTCTTTCCGAGCTTTTGGAATCTCGAACATCGGTATCTTCACTTCTGGCAGCCGCACGATGTCACGCTTTCGCAGCTCGGCAAGCAGCTCCATGTATTTAAGCAGGAAATCAGATCCGGGGTCGACGTCGCCGAACCGCGAGTTCAAGATGAACAACAATGAAATCGCGTGATCTCTGTTGTCAGCCGGAATCGGTACGATCGGTATTTCTGGAATGTCGTACCCCTCGTATGCAAGCTCTTCGAGAGCTTTCTTCGTTTGATGACCGTCGAGAATGTACGTCTTGTCATCGTTCAGCCATACGAACTTGGGGAACCTGAAACCTTCCTGCAGGATGCTGTTCTTTAAAGACTCGATGCTTTCTGGCGTTGATTTCTTGAAGTCTTCCTGTAGCTCGACAAGCAGCTTAAAATCGATCGTCGGAAGTTTAATCGGATTATAGATTTCAATCGTCGACGACGTTGTTTGTTCCATAGCGTTTCAACCCTCCGCCGTAATTTTGATGATACGCTTCAGCGTACAGCTTCTGAAGCTTCTCTCTCATGAACTTGTATTCGTCAGAAGCTTTGAACGCGAGAAGCCTCCTGTCGGCGTCTTGCCGATTCAAGTCCCAGAACAGCTTGAAGCTTTTCAATTTCGTCATTGTCCAGGCAGAATAATTTGACTGCTCGTCATTTTCTCCGCTTTGATGTCGAGCTGCACTTCGTCGCCTTCTTTTTCTGGAAGGCTCAATTTCATATCGATTTTGTATTTCGGGATAACAGGCGGAAGCGAGTCGTGAGCTTCGAAGATCGGCGAGAAAGCTCGAACGATGAATATTCCTTTGTTGTGCGGAAGCGGCTCCATTCGCACTATTACGAACTGACTCTGTAACAGCTGATAGTGAGCGAAAGGAACGCCGTCGATCAGCTTCGAATCGATGTTAAACTCGCCGATGCGATTCTCTGCGATGACTTCATTCACTGCGTTGTTGACTGTCACTACCGAGCCGACGCTGTATCCACGACGCCCTTCCTTCTCTGCTTTTTTCTGTTTCTGATAATTGCTGAGACGCGGGTTCTTTCGTTTCGGTTTACTGCTCATTTCTCCCCCTTAGTACGCTGTTGTTGTCAGCCAGAAGAAAACGAGAATCAATGCGATTGTCGATACAGCGAACACGCCGAACAACCAGCATTTTCTCTCTTTGAAATACATCAGAACAAACGACATTGCAGCATATGCGAAAATCATCAACATTCCGAATGTCGGCACAAATGCAAAAGACTTTCCGACTGTTTCGTAAAAATATGCGTTCATAACGAACCCCTTTCAGTCCTCAATAAATGCAAGCGTTTTTCCGAGATCGTCATTCTCTCCTATGTATACGATCCTGTATTCGAGAGAATTGAGATTAGTGTACAAATCGTCCTCGTTGCTGTATAGAGCGACGTCTGCTTCGTCTGCATCTTTCGGCAGAGAATCGATAAACTTTTTCAAGTCTCTGATTGTCATCATTTCCCCCTTTTGCGAGAGCAGCTGATCAACCTTTACTTTTGTTGTACAATGAATATTTGAGCCTTGGCTGCTCAACGAGCGAGCCGTTATCTACACGCGATATCGTTTCTGCTCTCGCTTTATATTCGAATCGCGTCAAGATTGCTGTCATGTGCTTTTAATTCCCTCCTGCTGTAGCGCAGCGGCCTGTCAGCGAGAGATTTTGTGTTCTTCGCGATATTTGTCGAGTTCCTTCGAAGAAATCGGATTACGACGCATATACGCGAATGTCGCAGCCCTCGCGAGCCCTGCTGCAGTATGGTAGCCTTTTATGTGAGCATACCTCTTTATTTCTTCGAGCTGTGTTTCACTGACCGTGAACGATACGTCCGTTCTCTTCATAGTTTCCCCCTAATTCGAAAGCTCTCGCGATTTTGTAAAACGATTCGAGCAGCTCTTCAGTGATGCGCGGAACGCTGTTCGCCCATTCAGACACTGACGGGTATTCCAGCAAATAGCTTTCGATCGCGTTCGCTGTTCTCTCGTTGATCTTTCCTGCAAATGGGAACTTCATGTGCCAATTGTGATTGACGCCCCATAGGTTGAAAATAGAATCGATGAAGTTCGGGTATAGCTTTCGGTTCGTCTTCGTGTCGTGCATCCGGTGATGAACCTCTGTGATTCGCGCTCTCTTTTCGTTCAAATACGCGATCATGCACCCGAACGGCTGGACTTTCAGAATGAAGATCGTTTTCTCGATATAGTATTTCATATCATGCCGGAGACGTCGACTGTAACTCGTTCGCGCTCCCCTCTCTTGATCGCATTTTTGAAGAGGTGAACTTCCGTTACATAGCGATCGTTCTTGATGACCTTTCCGAGTTCGAGAGCGTCGACGATCACCTTGACAATGTTCGTGATATCTTTAAACGTGAACGCGTTTATCGTGATGCGGATATGCGAATTGTACGTCGGGAGATTCCGGTTCACTCTCGCAGCGTTGAAAAGCTCCGCAAGTGATTTCTTGCATTTCGCATAATCTGCATTCGACACCTGAGTAGGCTTTCCTTTTCGTATGACAGGTATAGTCCGAAAATTGTCGCTGATAATATCAATGTTGTCGATCTTGATTCTCATGTAACCCCCTTAGTCGGTTTCTGGAACGAGACGCTTTAATTTGTGAGCTATAGGTGAATCAGTCGTGCATGAAATCCATGAGTTTTTATCGCCGTTGCCGTATGGCTGCAGTGTTATTGTCGTCTTGTCGCTGTACGAGATTACTACATATGGCACTCCGTCATGTAGCACTAACTTTCCGAGATCTTCGCTTGTTATGTTTTTCATTGCATCACCGCCAGTCTGTATATCGCGTACAGCGACAAGACGAAGCCGCCAGCTGCAGCAACTGCTAAATAGATAATATGCTTCGTTCTATTTTTCATTGAACAGCTCTCTTTCTGGCGAGTCGTCAAAATCTATTCGCCAGAGCCCGTCGATTGCTTCCTCGATCGAAGACGTTCTCGATCGCAGATGCTTAATGACAGCGAACTTTTCAGTGTGGTTCGTGATTTTGAAATAGCCTTCGTTCGTAGATCCGACAGGCCGAGCCGCGAGGCGCAGTTCGTGAACCAGCTCGCGCAGCTGCGACTTGTGTTCTTTATGCATTCCGATTCTTGACATGAGTTCGTCGCCGTTTATAGCGCGATCGATTCCGTCAGGTAATGCCGACATGATTCTCCTTTTCCATTTCTCTCGTTCTTCGAGCGTCATTCGTTTTACACTCCTTTCATGCGCTGACACCTTGTTTCCTGTAATCAGCTGAAGTCTTGATCTCTGCAACGTCGCAGACTTCAATCAGTCTGGACAGCATATGCTCGCCGAGGTACCGTTCGTCGCGCAGCTCTTCGATCGAGCGCATAGAGTTTACGAGCAGAGTCTTCTTGCGTTCGTATCGGTGATTGATGATCTGTTTGAGATAGATTCGAATCCAGTAGTCAGCGATTGACTCTCCTATGTCGTCGATCAAGAGAACTTTCACGTTCCTGCAGCGTTCCAGAACATGAAAGCGATCTTGGGGCTCACGGAGCAAATCGAACAATTCCGTTGTGTGATAATACTGGCAGGGAATCAAAAGCGACTTCATGATTTTGACGAGAACGTAACACGACAGGCGCGTCTTGCCTGTTCCCTTCGGCCCGAACAGAAACAGTCCGCGACCAGCTGTGATGTTCTCTCTGAGCTGCTTCAGATAGTGACCGAATACCTTCCGCGCTTCGAGATATCCTTCCGCCCATCTGAAGTCTTTCAAATCGTCTTTCCACCTATCGTGATAGATGTTTGAATGATCGAGCAGTTTGTGAACGACACGCTGCTTTTGTTCCGTGTCGTATTTGTCCGCATAACAGTTACAGTCTGGAAATGAAAAGACGAGGTTCTCTTCGTCGACGAGATCGACAGACACGTCTTTATACGGCTTCTGACATATTCGACACTTTTTCATCGCGCCCCTTCTCCGGAAGCTTCGCTCGCTCTGACTTCAAGTAGTCGGCGACTCCGAGTCCTTTCACGGGGTCGTAACTGCTCGCTCCCCTGTATTTGTTCACTCTTGATGTATAAAGCGTAATCGGATATCCTCGCTCTCTGACGTAAGGGTCAGCGAAAAATTGCTTCAGTGCTTCGATAGTGCCTTGCGCTCCGTCCTCTTCGAACGTTTCTTTCAAAACCTTTTTGACGATCGCCCATTTGATGATCGGCTTCTTTCCGTTCATCGTCTCCGTCATTTTTTCAAGATAGAAATCTGTAACGGCGCGCCACGTCTCTCTTTTAGTATCATCTTTTGATATACTATTAGTATTGTGTAAACTCTGTTTACCTTTTTTGTCAACTTTGTTTACGTCAGAATGTAAACTTTGTTTACTGTACTGTAAACTTTGTTTACTATCTTCGCAACTATATATTTGTTCCCATTTTTCCGTCACGACGAGCTTTCCGCTCGGAGTTTTCGACAGAAAGCCGCGTTCAACCATTCGCTCGACCAGCTTGTGAAGCCCCATCCGTGTGATACCCATGTGTTCGGCGAGGTACTCGCGAGACGCATAACAGAAACCTTTCTTCCTCGACAGATAATACACTGTGTCAAGCAGCGCGTACTCCATCACGGAAACGTCGAGATCTCTCCGAACTTCCCACAAGACGACACAGTATTTCTTCATGGATGAGCCTCGTCTTTTACCATTATACACTCGTATAATTCGACATAACCAGCTTGACATAAATACGAATGAACTTCAATGAAGTCGATCGAGAGAGCTTCACAGACGCGGTTAACTGTGACCAGCTCGCCGCGTTTGTACAGGTCGTCTGCGTAGTTAACGACTTTGGTGTAATTGTCAGAATACGAACTTTTTTGTTCTTGTTTCATTGCGTATACCCTCTATCGATTCAGGCAAATAATGCGTGTCGAGCTGTCGCTTGACTGTCTTCTCGACTGCATACTTTGACAGCCCCATATCGGACAAGCTGACGCCGTTTTTCTTGCACCATTTGAGCAGCTCGTCGAAGCCGTAATTGTACGACTCGCTCACAGTGTAGCCGACTTCTGTTCCGTCAACCTCGACTGTCTCTTCGTCTGGCGCGAGAGCTTTCACCTCATCGTATGCCTGTTTTCTCATATGATCAAGCCGTCGAAGATAGCGAACTTTCTCGATCAGTTCGTGTCCTGTTCTGTATGCTTCGACTTGTTCCTTCGACCAGATCGGACACTTACCAGCAGTGAAGACAGGACAAGGGTCAAAGCAGTATTTGCCAGGCGTCGGATAATACTTCGTCGCATAGATGATACGCTCCCATTGCATACGAAGCCACGCTTCTATGTTGTCGAAGTATTCTGTGTCCTCGCCGAGCGTTCGGTACTCGCCAGCCCATCGCAGCGATCCCCATCGAATGAAATAGATTCCGCGTTGATGAATAGCGTAATTCGGGTGTATGTGATAGCAGTTCAAGTAGTCGTAAAGCTGCAGCTGCTCATGATCTGCGACTTCCGTCTCGCTCAAAAGGTTCAACTGGTTTTTGTAGTCGATCGTGAACAGGCAGGGTCCGCTCGGAGTTTCTTCGACGTCGGTTCGATCGATCTTGTACGCTATAAGAATCGGCATTCCCTTCGAGTCGACGCCGATCTCCGCCGTTCCTTCGCGCTCGAAGTCTTTCATGTACTCGAACCGAAACGATCGTTCAGCGAATCGGATAACAGAACCGCGAACTTGTTTGTAATATTCGAGGTCGAGTTCTGATTCCTTGAACATATTGTCGACCAGCTCCGTGAGCAGCTCATAATCGCCGTCGACGTGTTGATCGATACACGCTTGCGAATACGCGAATATAATATCGTGAACAAGCGCGCCGACTTTCATGGGGTCAGTCTGTTCATCCTGAATGTCTTTGTCAATGTAGTGATGCTTATATCGGAGTAAACACTTTGCTTTATGAATCTTCGACCATGACAGCGTCGGTTTTTTCGTCTCCATTTTCGAACGTCTCCTTTACTTTCTGTTTTAACCGATCGACAAGAGATTCCAGCTCATAACGATTCATGTCGGCGAGGTTTCCCTTCGAGCAATGCCCGACATTGAAATCGATAATCGCAGCGCGATTGAACTGCAGCTCCGAATACAGCGTCGCAGCTTCGTTCTGCAGATCGACTGTCTCTTCGGTATACTCTGTGACGTCGACTCCGAGTTCTTCGGGGATGTACAGCTCTCCGAATAACCCCGGGAACGCCTTACGGTGTGCTTTCGCTTCCGCGCATTTGCCGAGCTGATTAAACGGCATTTTATTCCACATGAAGCGATTGTTTTTGTTCGTCGGATAATATTCTGACCAGCGAACAGTTGCTGTCGTTTCGATTTTGACGTTGTGAACGACCTTGTAAACAGAACACGTCGCTGTTCGCGGAATTATATTCGGCGGTGAGAAACGATCGCGCTTCTCGTCGGCTTCGCGTTTGTCGACGTTGTCTTTTTCCTTGCCATACTTCTCGATCATTTCATATTGAGTCAGGCCTTTGTCGAACGTGTATTCGCTGACTCCGCCGAACCTCCCCGTTCTCTCCGCGATCGATCGATAGCCGTCAATCCCGATCATGACTACCATCTTCAGAACGCCACCGATCGATTTCTTGACAACGTAAATCTGTTTGAGAAATGGATTCAGGTCAGCTTTTTTGCAGATGTAACCGAACAGCTTCCATTCAGCGTCGCTTAACTTAATGTTAAACGCGACTGTCTGTTTAATGATCTCTTTCTCTTCGTCAGAGTAGCCGTTCCAGAAGTCGACTTCCGTCTCTCTTCGAGCGAGTTCTTTTCCCATCCGTCAAGCTCCTTTCTTCATTTCATTTGGAGCAGGATGTCGTTCGTAATACTCTTCAAGAGCAGCTTCGACGACGTCTTTGATTTTCGGCTTCAGCCTGAAAGCGTTGATATACTTTTCGAGAACGACTCCAGCTTCAGTGCTGATCGCAACGTTTCGTCTATCCCAAGCCATTTGATTGATCCCCTTTCAAAAGATTTTTACAAACTTACAAAACTGTGCTAAATATGTCAAGCGTTTTTTCACAGCCGACGAGCGACACTTTTGTCGCTCGTTTCGTCGTTCACGACTCGTCAGGGCTGCCTTTTGTTATGACTTGCGCTCCGATTCTGACCAGCTCGTTTTTGATATACTCGACCTGTTCTTCGAAATCGAGAAGGAACTTTCGCGTTTCAGGGTTCTGCAGCAAATACGAAAGCTGTCCAGATATCCTGCCGAACTCGCGCCCGACTTCCGTCGCGTCGTTTGCCTTGATCAATGTCATGATTTGACCTCGCTTTCTTCCGGCGACTTCATGACTGCGTCGATCACGTCGTTGTACTGTACGCCGCATTGATCAGCTGTGATCTTCACGACGAATGGTGTCGACTTGTCTTCGAACATTTCGCAGTTTTCTTCCCACTGTCGCCGAATCCTCTCTCTGATTGCTCTTTTCATTTTACCCCCTTTACTGGAAGGACGCCGCCGAAAATCGTCGCGCCGCCTACCGATTGAATATTGACGTTCGTAACACCCGATGCGATCGGCTCGCGAACAAGCGTTCCTTTGATCAAGTTCGCGAAAAGCAATACAGCAATGATCGTCAAAACGATTTTTATGTACCTCACGTCGATGTACCTCCTTCAATTAATTCAAGCCGACTTGACACCGCGACGCCTTCGCTGTCGTATTCGCGAACATAGTCAGCGGCGTTCACTGTGAACTTCCGGCCGTGCTTTTCGCGAATAATAACATGCATCTCGTCTGGCATTTCTCGAATCAATTCTTTCATTGCTTCGACTGTCATTTTCTTTTTCCCCTTTCGTTTAATCGCTGACGCTCTCCGAAGAGAGCGTTTCGTTCTTCCGAACTCGTCAGAGCGATTCAAACTCGTCATTCAGTGCCGAGATCCGTCGATTTAAAAGCTCCATCAATTCAGCGCGGAGCTTCAGTTCGAACTCTTTGAAAGCGTGAACATCGAACGGATAATCGCCCATTCCTTGATTACGGATCGACAACGTTGAAATGATCGCTCCGTCTTTGTCGAGGCGATCCCCTGCTTCTTTCAGTTCGACGATCTCTCTGTTGATCTCAATAGCTCTATTGTACTTTTCCGACGTCATGTGTTCCGTCTCCTTTCCAGTTTTAATTTTGCAATGAGCTTGAACAGATCGACGACACGCCGTTCTGTCGCGTCAGTGAAGAAAATCGACTGCAGCTTCTGATAGTCTCCGCGAAGGTATTCGAGCGCGTCGATGATCATATCAAGTTCATGTTTCGCGATCTGAATCTTCATTTGTTCCCCTCCGGTGTGTCCGTCAAAGACTCGACTTTTGAACCGAATAAAACACCTTTCGTTTCAGGAAAAAAGTTTACCTGCCAGCGGCAGCTCGGACAGCGTTCTGCGACGTGATACGCGCCGACGATACAAAATTCAGTCACTCCGTTACATATCGGACAAGGTTCGCCGTCGGATTTTACCCATGATTCAATTGACGGCTCGACCCATCCGCATTTTTTACAACGGTCGGTGTGTTGATGATCTCCGCATCGCCGACATACCCATGACGCGCAACCTGTTCTCCAGTAACACTCCGAGCCGCACGTCGTACATAAAACAACTTCGTTCGTTCTCATTGTACCCCCTCTTGATCCTTGATTTCGTAAACGTGAACATACAGCGTCGACAATCCTGAAAGCCCTGTTCCGTGTCCGGCGAGTGTCGCCCAGATTCGGCGAAGTTCTGTTTCTTCATGAAGCCCGAGTTCTCTCTGAATGCGACTTCGCGTTCCATGCGGAACGAACTTCCGATCATACCGCTTTTCCTCTTCGGCGTCGAGAATCCAGCATAGCCCGTACTGTCCTTGAATCAGCTTCGCGTCGACTGTGCGATCTCCGTCTTTCAATACTGGACGTTCGCCGACTCCGCCGTTCTCGCAGATTTTCGCCAGCGTCATGTAAAGCTGAGCGTTCTTCTGATCGCAGAACTGCGACACACAGCCGTCGGTGTCGCAGCGATCGAAGCTCTCTTGCGCTTTGCCTTCAGCTGCAGCAGCTTTCTGTCTATACTGAACTGCCAGCTCTCTGAGTTCTTCTTTCGTGAACATGATTCCCCCTTTCATAGATCGTAATTGAAAATCACAGCTTCAGAACTGCAACCGTCATAATGGCGGCAACGCTGAACGATAACAGGCGCGCCGTCTTCGCGTTCGAAAGCGATCGTCGCGTCATGGCAGAACGGACAATATGCGATCATCCGTTCAGTTTGTGTCCATTCCCAACGAACTCTGTTTATGCGTCCGGTTCGATCTTTCTTCATGCGTTCCCCCTCTCGTAAAGTTCTTCGACAGCTCTTGAACCTTTGAAGCTTGTCGGCGGATTAACTTTGATGTACAGTTCGCCGAGGTCAAGCCCGTTGAACTCTTTTGCTTCAGAAACGCGAATGCCGCAGTGTTCAATGAGTCTTGACAAGTACCGTAATTCGATGTTTTTGAGCCTGACCGTTTTCATTTTTTCCCCCTTATTGAAATGCAATATCCGAATCTGCTTAATACGAAAATCCTGTATTCTTTCCCTCGGTACATGCAGAACAAGTCTTTCGAAACCCTGTTCCATTGATAGGCTCTTCTCCCGAAATCATAGTACCGCTGGCACTTCCTCTTCACGACTCGGT